TCTAAATCTTCTTTACTCCAATACTCAGGCCACACAGGTTTATCGCTAGGCATGATAGCTGGAAAAGAAATTACTTTCCATTGATCTGCTTTAGTACCTGTCTGTGCTTTAACCAACCTTCCTGTAAGATCGTCAGTAGCCCAACGAGTCATGACTACAAGAATACGGCCACCGGGTTGTAAACGCTGTCTGGGTCCTGAACTGTACCATTCGTATGCACGTTCCATAGCTGTGTCGGACAAAGAATCTTGTTCCGTATGTGGATCGTCAATAATAAGCAAATCGGCCCCTCGACCTGTGATAGATCCGCCAACACCCGCTGCAAAGTATTCTCCACCATGATTGGTTTCCCACCTGCCTTTTGCTTTACTGTCTTCTCTTAGTGTAACATTTCCAAATATTTCTTTATACTCCTTGGTGTTCATTAAGTTACGAACTTTGCTACCGAACCTTGAAGCTAGTTCAGCGTTGTGTGATACCTGCATAATTTTTTTCTTTGGATACTTTCCAATATACCAGGCGGGGAATAAATAAGATGCGAATTCTGATTTAGTATGTCTAGGAGGCATGTTAATGATGAGCCTCTTTGCATCACCATCTGCAATATCTTGAAACGATTCAGCAATAATTTGATGGTGCCCGTACTTCTTTGGGTCCTTTGTCTTACGATAGATAAAATCTTGCCAGACAGACTCTGCAAAAATTAAAAAATTATCCTGGCATAACTTGATCCACTCTAACTGCTTTTTTAGAATAATGTCTTTTAATTCATCTTCAGTTAAGTTTTCTATTTTCATCTCGTTTGGGACCCTAGTATATTTATATATCCTACTTTGTAAACCCGTTCGCCTCGTAATTCAGGGGTGCTGTGCGTGAATTTACAGGTAAAGATTTTAAAAAGTATTTTTGTAAATGATAAGAGCCTTCTAATAGTACAGGCTAGATACAACAATGGCGTCAGTTAAGACGCCATTGGTTATGTGTTTATTATTATTCTGTGCTGTGTATTGCTTGAACAAGTGTACTAAACTTTTTTAATACATTGTCTTTGAACTCATCAACAACAGGGTTGCCAACATTCTCAAGTATATGCTTTTCACATTCGCCCATTAATAGTTGGAACATGATTTCATAGTTGAGTTGTTTTTTCTGTCCATTGTCCACCACCATGTCAGCAAGTGAAGTAGGTGCATTAGAGTTTAACTTCTCACTCAATACATTAGCTATGTTAATCAAATCATTATTGGGCATTTGATACCTCGCCAATAGCTTTATACTCACAATACTCAATTTGTTTTTGGTGTGCATTCCATAAATCTAAATGACTTAATTTAAATTTATCTTTGTCAAAAGATTTTCTAACTCGGTTAATCTTCTGAAGACCAAAACTGTTGCCATGCTCATCTTGAACAATAACTAAATTTTGGTTTGTTCTATCAAATAGATTAACTACATGCTCTTTCATGCTATCTAACTCTTTGTTAAGTCTATTTGCTTTTAGCTTTAGTGTTGCGTATGCAAGAACTATTTTTTTTTCGTCTTGCTTTAGCTTTTTTGCGTTTTGCATTTTTACCTCTTTGTTAAGTTATGTATTTTTATAAATACCTCTAATTAATACATCTTATCAAATCTTATGCAATAACTTATTTATCTTTTTTTTAATTAAGTTTTTTAGGTCTAGCAATAGAAGTATTAGCATTATTACCCTCTAATATATTAAATAGTCTTTTTATTTTTTCGGTGAAAAGTTTTTCGCGTTCCGTTCCGTGCTGGGCTGGGACGCCAGTCTTTAACTTAGTATTATCTTTTCTTTTTCCGAGACGAGAACGAGACGAGGCGACAGTAGTCGCCTCGTTAATTTTATTAGTAGCCATTACCAACTACACCAATACTCAACGACTTTCTTTTCGTTGATAGCTTGCTCACAGAATTTCAAGAACTTGATATCTTGTTCCTTGTACTCTTTGACACTATCCTCTTGAAACTGTTGTCCCCAAAAAAATCCGTCTTCAGCTTTGTAATCTTTAAAGCCCTCTTGAATTTGTTCGGCTAACTCTTTAGCGACCTCTTGAGTTATATAGACAGGGGCATCACAATCAGAATTAAATCCTAAATGTGAAAGCATTCCGTCATGCTCGTGGTTTGTGTTTTGTTCGTCCCACTTCTTTGCCATGAACTGTTGAAGTCTTGCGTGTTTTCTCCACACGAAAACTTTTGATTGTTCCTCTTGATCATCAGAGTAGTATTTGTCCCAATTTACTTTATGACCTCGAAGGTGTGCGTGTTGGTCTAGTCCCATAACTTTTCTCCTTTGTTGATTAATTCTAATGTCTTATCGTATCTTATATACCTTTGCAACAATTATCTTTTAGAACCATTCTAAAGTAGAAACCCAACCATTCTTCTTACCACGCAGAGTTCCGTGCTGGTGCCTGGCGCCAGTCCTGAAGGCTTCGCCTGGCCAGCTCCCCTCTTACCGAGAAACGAGACGACATTACAGCACTCCAACGAGAGCGAGAACCAGCACGCCAGTGCTGGCCAATGTGAATGTAGGAAAAAGGAAGAGCAGCCCTAAGTAAACGAGAACGAAACTCACGTTTCTTTACCAGCATCAGCTCCTGCTGCCAGATCCTGAGCCACCTCACTCTCCTTCCAGCTGTTACCGTTAGCGATGCAGCGAGATCCAGGACCTCCGGTAAGCGCGTATACTTTACCTGCTTCAGGCTTATCTGTAGACGATGCGTTGTTCGCATCTTTTAGTTTTTGTTTTCCCATGTTACTCCCTCCTTGTCTGTTTTATAATTGATGGTATCACCTATTGTTCTATCTAATAGTTTTACAGGTATATTATCTAGCTTCCCGTGCCCCCGCTGCTGCGTCCCCTGCAGGATCTTCACCCACATCGACTCTACTTGATCACCATCCGCAAAACGTACGTATACGTAATCCTTAGCCTCGGGTCTTTTCTCAAACTGCTTTACTTGAAAGTACGTGTCCATGCTGTGCTCAGGACAGGACCATACTAAATTGTCTTCTAATTCTTCATCCATAATACTCCTTGGTTAACGAGCTACATATAAGACATGATGGGACAGCCGTCAAGTCCTTTCTTTAATTTTTTTTAATCTTTCTTCAAACGACCATTTCTTGTCATCGGGAAGTTCTTTTACCAGAGCTTCTACCAGCGTCACCAGTTCCTCATTGCTCCTGGCCAGTTCATCTATTCTCTTGTTGTATGAACGAGCTTTGTTCTCGCCTCGAACGAGATCCAGCGCATCAAAATCTATTGCCATTGTTTCTCCTTTGTTTTGTCTGACCATACGACATCATGGGATAGCTGTCAAGGAAGAAGTTCTGGCCTGGCCAGCTGGGAAGCATCTGGCTGCACCAGCCCCTGATGGGTACCATTAAACGAGAACGAGGTTTATCCAGTAACGAGAACGAGAAACGAGACCTGAGCTGTATCACCTGCTGCTGGATCCCAGGCCACTGATCAAACAAAGAGGGAAAAGATCAGTGGCCAGGGAACGAGAACGAGGATCACGCTGCATCGGGAGGCCGTCCCAGCTCCTGAAGCATCCTTCGCTGGACCAGTGGCCATTGTAACGGGAACGAGAACGAGGCAAACGAGACCAGGGAACGAGGATCAGTAAACACGGACACCGGTCTGTACAGTTTAAGAGACTTCTGCAAGAGGGTCTCTTTCAAGATAATTACTTTGCCACCTGCTATGATATATTTATTAATCCATACAATCTGCCACTTATTTAGCTTAGGATAACTTAATGAATCTGATTTCATTTCAATCCAAAAGACTTGATTACCCATTACTGCGTGGACATCAGGAATACCATTGATTGTGCTAGATTCTATGCGGGTTAAAAAGCAATCAGTCAGTCCTTTTTTTACTTTCTGCCATAGCCTAGTTTCCCCATTTTTATTAGACATGATTAAGTAAGTTTTATAACTTTCAATGATATAATTACTGAAGTAGGAATAATAACTGTACTACCAATATCATCAAAGGTAGGTTTATTTTTTGATTCAATATAATCTCTAAACAATTTTGTTACACCATTTTTTTGATCAAGTAAGTAACCTTTTGAAACACATACAGGAAGTTTTTCTTTTTGTAAAATAGATAAATTACTCCAACCACTATCATCCTCGATATCAAGCCACTTTACCTCCACAAAGGAATAATCTTCAATATTATTACTAAGATGTTTAATTGTTTTAAGTTTTTTAATTTTCTTGTTCATCAATTACTACCTTAATTTTACCAACTGAAGTAGTAATAGTAGAGTTATGTACTTGGTTGAAAACATCTAACCACTCAGACCAACTAGCTTTCTTCAATTGCTGTAACGTCTTCGGATTCAATTTGGATCGTTTTGGCGTTGTAACCATCGATCTTGTTTGATAATTCCTCGAGCTTTTTTTCAAGTTGCTCACGTGACATACCCTCCAAACCACTAACAGTAACCTCTTTTCTATCAACATAAGCACCTGCTAGTTGACCAGATCTATACTCAGCATTTATGGCTGCAGCATATTGTTTATCTTTTTCGGCTTTGTCAGCAATTCTTTCTAACCTTTTAAATCGTCTAAGGTTGTCACTTTCATATTTCTTTTTCTCAAGATCAAATAACTTATCAAAATAATTTGCTATATGGGGGCTGTGTTTTCTAGATAACATTCTAGATGCAACAGATCCATAATCTTTTTCATTGGTACACACATAGCCTGCACGCTTTAATGCTTCAGCTTGTGTAATAGAACCCCAATCTTTAACATAGATTTCAACAAACATTTTTTGTTTTGGAGTTAAATCTAATTCAGTTCTTAATGATTTCTTTTTAAGTCCACCAGGCATTACTTTCTACCTTTAGGTTTTTTAGGTGTAAATCTTCTTCTCACCTCACCTCTTGCATAACTATCAGCAGATGTATGAGACATATGTATTTTTGCACTATCATACTCATCAGTATATAGTTTTTGTTTTTCTTTATTTCCAGGGAATAGTTTTTTAACTCTATCCTTAGCTAACATAAATAATTGTTTTCGCATAATTCTATTATATAGATTATTTCATCGTAAAGTAATAGCCCCAAATACTCCTGGTTGCGTTCCCGCAAGAGTGGTGTCCCTGAGGGACACCATAGGGACACCACAGGGACAGTACTAAATCGACTGAAAGTGTTGATATAATTGAATAATACTCTTTAGGGACACCAGGGACACCTCTTTTACCCCCTGGGGTACTTTTTATTAGTCAGGGGTCTAGATAATCTATATAGTAGATATTTTCCATTGTCCGGTATCCGGTATTATGGTACACTTTGATTGTGTTTTGTAACACTTATAAACTTTGGTTAATTACTTCTGGGGGTCTAACAATAATTGCTCTCTGGTTTTTCCCCCCAGGAGTTAAATTCATTCGTCCCCCATGACTAAACATCTAATCTTTTTAAATTCTCTTTTAAAATAAGTTTCTTAATAATTCTTCTCTCCTCCTTAGTACTACATTCTCGATACCTCTTATATAAATCTCGATACCGGATCCAGGATAACTGTAATTTAGTAAAATGTATTTTACCATTATCAACCATCTTCATGTACTCACCTCTCACAAAGTCAGGATCCATATCAGCTCCCCAACACACATCCTGAAAGTCCTCACTATTACTAACAAACCATTTATGAGAATCATGCTTATGATATGTCTCTTTTTTAAATCCTGATGGGTTGACTGCATCCTCTAACGCCTGCACCAGTATTGCCTGAAATAATCTTTGTTCTGCAAAGGCTTTGGGTTTTACAATCTCTAAGCTCAATTTAATGCCCAAAAATTTTAGTAAGCTCGGAGCACAGTTCATAGGCTTTCCTTTTATCTATAGGATCATTCTTACGCTTACGGCCTCGACCTCTTGTAGGAGTTCTAACATATACATCAATATACAAATCCCACATTCTCTGTAGGTAGAACATCCTGTCCTCACCGGACATGATCTCCATCATAATAATTGATTGTTTTAGTAGTCTAGGTACTTTTTGCATTTGCATAACCACGATGCGGGAAAAGATATGGATGTAGTAATGACACCGTGGCTAAGCATTTTTAACAACCAGGCTTATGCCTTTAGCTTGCGCTGCAGCTTTACGTCCTGATCGCCATCGATCCTCGATTTTATCAAGGAAAGAAAGACTGAAATTTCCTAAACCAAAGTCATTTCCACAATACAATTGAAACATCAAACTAGTTAACTCATCATAAGTTTTTTTATTTGGACACACCATCACTAGCTTGTCCAACGCCTGGTTTAATGCTTCTTCGCTACTCTTTTTAATAGCTTTACCCACAAAATAATCCTTTTAATTAAAGTTAAATTGAGTGTTAATTGTTCTATGAAAATAAAGTGTTTTGAAAGCCCCACTTATTTCATTTAGGCTTAGGAATACTATTTAATTAATAACTATTTAAATTTTGATTGCAAGTAAAAAAAAGGCCCACTCTCGCGGGCCCTTTCCAACACCAACCGATGCACATCTAAGTGTCTATCACTTACTTCAAGAGTTTCTTTCCTTGGTTCAGTAAATTCTCTTTCATTTTAACTTCAGCAACACCTTCCTTCTTAGCTATCTTTTTAATAGTGTCAGATACCATTTTCTTTATCATGTTGCCTGGGTTCCTAAGGCCATTCTCCCCCATAGCCCTAATAATTGTGTATGATTCGATATCAACAGCAATTGATTTCCATTTGTTTACGTCCATTGTTTCTCCTATTTCTCTTGATACTCTTTAGATTTATAAAACTCAACTAAATTAATTTTATTTTTTTGAGTTAGACCTGCGTTATATATTCTTTCAATGATCGCAATATAGTCAGCAGTGGATGTACCTGTTAAAAACCATGAAGACTTACTCTTACAAGCAGTTTTAAATCTTCTATGATCAAACTTAGGATGTTTGTCAGCTACAATATAAGACACGACCATTGAACGTTTGAATCTTTTATTCTTAGGTGACTCCATACCATAAAAATATTTTTTCAATTGCATTAATTGAGATCCAATACGATCTGCATGTTCGATACCTCCTGCAGGAATAACAAATCGTCCTGTCTTAAAATCATTACTGATTCTTGACCACAGTGAAGTTTGTTTTAATAAAAGAACCACCATCTCTGCAACATTAATTCCATACTGTTGCATTTTGTTTCTACAAATTCTGTAGTCCATTTTATTTCTTGCACAGTGTTGATCCAAATAATTTTCCATGGACCAGTTCTTACGACCTGTGTTTAGTCTAGCCACATCTAATGGATCATCAGAGTCCATAATAATATATGGAATCTTTAGATCTAATTGTTTTCTAGCTTCTAATGTATGTTGGCCATCAATGACTTCCATATTTTTGTTTACACGAATTGGATCGTATAAATCTTTTTCTTCAATCAACTTCTTAAGTTGTTGCACGTGTGCTTCATCTACAGGTCTGTTACCTCTAGTCTTTTTGAATTTACTATAATTAGTAGTTTCAAAAAATTTATTGTGTATAGCTTTGTTCATATCTTTTCCTCCTTGGTTAATAGAACATCATATAAAAGGCTCCGCCAAAAATAATTAGTAAAATTTTTGCAGGTACTAAAAACATAACTGCACAAATAATAGTTTTAACTATCAGGTTGTTCATCAGCGCCTTTCTGTTGATCTTGTATAAGTTTATTTGCGATTGTTTCGTTAATGGGATAAATTGGCATGTCCTCAAAATTCATTGAACATTGTTGCAATTTTCTCATTGTATCTTGGTACTCGTCATCTTGATATTCCAGCGGTTGGCCATCAATGGTAGTTTTCGGTAGCCGTGATAAGATTTGATTTATCTTCTCACTCCAAATCAAAAACACTGATGAGTCGCACTTTGTTGTTATTGCCATAAGGCCTCCTCTTTGTTACACTTAATAGTGTGTCTTTATATAAACATT